TGTGGCCAAGTATGAGTTTCCCGACCTCAGTGCTGTTGCCAGAAAGAAGATAATAATTTTGTTCGTATGTGGGAGCTTCGTTTGATCTTGAAAAAAGAACAGATGTTCCTGTGTTAGAGTAAAAATGCGCTACAGCAAGAATCGTGTATGTGCTTGCCGGAAAATCAAGAACTTGAATTGAGTTCCCGATGTAACTTGCTGCCGTGAAACCCGACGGGTTTCTTCTAACAGTTCCTTTTACGGTAGAAATCCGCCGAGTAACACCTTCTATCACGCCAGAAGAAGGCGTAATGACCCGCCCAAGGTTGCGGGTGAGCGGGTTGCTCCAGTCGATCTGCGTAGCGAGCGGAGGAAACTTCCGCCAATTCTTGGAGAGAGGTGCCGCCATCAGGTGTACTGATACAGGATCGGCGCGTAGTAGAGGGTGGTTCCGCTAGACACGCACCAGTCGGTCGTAGTGGTCGTTGCGTTGCTGGTGACCCAGAGCGCCCAGTAAGCGGGCACAATCCCTCCGAATGCCTGAGCAATGCTGGTCGGCGGGAAGGTGTAGACCTCAGACGCGCCGTTGTCCACTTCCAGCGCCGCAATCAAACGAAGGCCGCCGTCGCGCTGCTCGGTGTCGTGAACAGTAGCCGCACCAACGGTCCCTTCCGTACCAGAGCTGAAAATATCCGGCCAAGTGGGCGTCGAATTAAACGACCCGTAAGCGTAGACGTAGATGTATCCAGCCTGCCGGTTTGTCGATTCAGTCGTGAACTGCCCGGAGACCAGATAGTCCACCGCCAGCGTCGAAGTGTTGTTAACCGATCCGGTTGTCCAGCCGCCGACCCACGTCTGCGATGAGTCAACGTCCTCGATTCCGGTCATGGTGAACGCTGCGGCTGTGCCGTATTTAAGTTGAATATCCCCGGCCATTTACGGATTCCTCGACTGATACACGTCTTGCCAGCTTACCGTCTGACCCACAAGCTCGACGCTCTGCGGAATGATCGCGCAGGCAATGCCATCTGGCTGTTTGTAAACCCTGTCGTATTCGGCCTGCGTAATGACGCTGGCAGCAAGCCATCCGTCGAAAAGCGCCTTGATCTCGGCTTCCTCGGTGTGCAGCATCGAGCTGGTGCCGCCCATGATCAGGTCAAGAAAGACCTGACACGAAGCGCGGATAGCCTCCGGCTGCTGCTGATCGACACTCGCCTGACCGATACGAACGCGCGGACCCTCTGCTGCCCAGAGCATTGCCGCGCCGGTCGTGATCGCCTGATACCCCGGATTGCTAGGGGTATTCAGGATCTGCGCGATCTCGTATGACCCATCCGGCGTGTTTGGGATGCTATCCAGCGCAGGCGTTGCTGCGATGTAAGCGCCTAGCGTTGCGTATTGCGCCGGGGTCATCACGCATTCCCAGCCGTCAAGGTGAACGCGGTCACGGTGAAAGACTGACCGCTCGCAAAGCTGGTGTTATCAACGATCATATCGGTTGCACTGGTCCCGACGGTGCCCTGCGCGTGACAGGTCGTGCCGTCAGATGCGTAGAGCCTGAAATGCGCAGCGGTGCCAGTAGCGTCTGCCGAAGCGTCCGTCCAGGTGCCGCTCTTATCTTTCGTGCCGCCGCTAGCGGCTGCCATCCAGTCGGACGGCAAGCTGATGGTTGCTAGGACCGTACCAGCGTCAGCCGCCGCGCAGTTTGCGGGCACCGAGCCGCTGCGGATTTTGAGTACAGCCGAAGCGCCGATAGCGGTCTCGACCGCATCAAGCTTGGCGTTACGAACTGTTACGGAATACTGAAGTGCCATAATTTACTCCACGCCGACGATGCGGCCTTTGTCTCTGATAATGCGTTTCGGTCTCTGGATCGCCTCGATTGCAGCGCGGGCGTTTTGCTCGTTTGCCGCAATCAGCTGCTTGATAGCCGCGTCAATCTCCCTGCTCGATTCAAGCAGTTTGCTTGCGGCCTCCTTCAAGGCGTCCAGTTCGTTCACGCGGATTCTACCCCTACAATCCGACCTTTATCACGTATGATGCGCTTCGGCCGCTTGATCGCCTCGATGGCTGCATCCGCAACGCCCTTGTTCGACTTGATCAGCGCGTCAATGGTCGACTTGATGTCTTGGCTCGCCGTCACCAACTGATCAGCCGCATCGCGGACGGACATCTCTGCCTGTCGCAACTGCTCCAGCTGCTCGCTCTCCTCTGCCTTGGCCTGAGCCTCGCGGAACTTCAGCGAGGTTTCGAGGCGCAGTTGCTCGAGTTGCAGCAGCTTCTTCTCGGTCTCGATCTCGTCGAGGACATTCGGAGCGGGCGCGGCAGGGACGGCAGAAGTGCTGGCCGGTGCGCCAGGCGCGGCCAGGGGAGGGGAGGCGGAAGCCACGGGTTCGACGCCAATTCCTGCCAGCACCTCTGCCGTTTTTGCCTGCTTCAGTTCCGCATCTGCGATCGTATCGATCACATCCGCGCGCGCCTTCTCGGCTTTGGCGACCGCTTCCTCTGCTGCGGCTTGCAGATAGATCGCGTTGGGATCTTGCGGCTGGCCTTGGCCAGCAGCCAGTTCCATCTCTGCCAGCTCTTCCTCGGTGGGCTTCACCACGCCCATGCCGACCAGGCGCTTGCGGAAGAAGTCCTGAACGTCTGACAGGCCTTCGGCCTCCATATTCATGAGCGCCAAAGCCTGCAGAACCATCTGCGTCTCTGGGTCGCTGGTTATCTGCATCATGCCCGTAAGCGCACGCACAGCCGCGCTCTTCTTGCTGGCAGAGCTTGGACCAACGTCTGCAACCACGTCGAACTTGGCGTCGGAGAGATCATGCTCGAAATCAATCCGGCCGGTCTCCTCGTCGATCTTCGGACGCATAAGCACCAGCGCCTGCGTGTCGCCGGTGACAGCCACGCCCTTCATTTTGCGGCCTTCTTCTACGTAGATCTCCTGCGCCATCGACAGCCAGATCTCGCCGCAGCGCTTCATGGCTTTGGTGAAGTTGCTCATGTAGATGAAAGTCTGGCCATCCAGCCGCTGCTGGATCATCTCAACGGCTTTGCCGGAGATGTTCGAGACAATCTTGTCGGCCTCGCCCTGGTTGCCGAGGATGTCCGACATATCCTGTTCGGTGATCTGGAGCAGGCCTGCCAGTGCGGGCGGAATCGCAGGCGATCGCGTGTATGCAACAGGCCCGGCGACCTGCTGGGTGCCGTCAGGCGAGTTGATCGGGTTGACCAGCAAGTACGGGTAGTTCTTGATGTTATCCTCAGCCCACATGACCTGATGGCCAGCGACCTGCTCTGGCAGCAGGATTGGCTTCTCGACAGACGACAGGGCCGATATCTCGCCGAGCTTGGAGAGCTGCATGTTTTTGAGACGCTGCGCGTCCTTGGCTAGACGCACGTGACCCATGCAGCGCTCAACATTGTCGACGAACCAGCGCTTGCCATACACCGGCACCACCGGGATGCAGGTGCCTGGGATGTAGCCGCAGTCCTCAAGGATCTTTCCGCCCGATAGGATGTACTTCCTGACCCGCCGCCGCTTGATGCTGCGCTTCTTGACCTCGACCGCACCGATCGCGGCAAGCGTCTCCTCGAGTTCGTCGTCCGCCTCGAAGTCGCTCTGTGAGTACTTCTCCTCGCTGCCGTCGATATTGCGGAAAGTCCGAATGACCTCGGACGCTTCCTCGACCCGGTAGTATTCAGCCAGATAGACGACATCAGGCGTGTCCCAATCGAACTCAACCTGCTGCACCAGCTTCGGCCAGTCGGACGGGTCGTCGCCCCATTCTTCCTTGTACGCTTCACGCGTGACCGAGTGCACGACGTAGCAGTAGCGCGCGTCGGCCTTGTCCTGGCGCTTGGCGTCGAGGTCGAAGAAGACTGAACTATCAGCGTCGAAGATGGGTTCGATGCGAATGCGCTGGTGCTCGTTCTCGGGATCGTATTCATCTTCGTAGCACGATCGTAGCCGCCAGGCTCCGAAGCCACCGGCGACCGCCTCCTCGAAAGCGTTGTCGTAGGCTTCCTCGGCCGTCGAATCCTGTTCGTCTGCGCGGAACAGCATGTCGCATGTTTCGGCGAGCTTCTCGTTGGTTGCGCCGTCTTTGGCGATGAAGTCGACCGTGACGCGGCTGTTTCGGTACTCGTTGATGATGCGAATGACAGCGAGGTGGATCTTATTGACTTCGAAGCGCGGCTTGTTCTCGAACTGGTAGCCGAGCGGCCCTTCCCACTGCGCGCCAGCCAGGCTATAGAACCGTCGGTCTTGAAGGCAGCAAAGCCTTTCATCACGAAGCGCGCTTTGAATATCGTCAAAGTTTCGCAGCGCCTCGGTATGTATATCAAGCATTCGCTGTTCTTTACTAAGGCGAGCCATGCGAGTTTTCCTTACAGTTTTCAAAGTGCCAGCGTTTCATGATGCCATCACCGCCGCTTTTTCCGCAGTGAGGACACGACACAATCTTTCGCTTAAGCCCTTTATTGGCCTCGGAGATTTTAGCTTTTTGCTCGTCGCTCAGAGTCTTTCCCTTGTTCGATAAAACGAAAGCAAAATATTGCTTTTCGTTTAGCTTTTTCCCGCGATTCGCGGCCAACTTTTCGCGCAGCTCTGGCGTGTATTGCATGTTTCTGCGCGACGCGCTCAAAGCCTCTCGATGTTCCTTCGACTTTGGCTTGCCGGTCAATGCCTTGCTTAACAAAAGCCTGGTTTCATCGGTCACCGCCGTGTTGCGCCTAGCCTCGTGAAGCGCCGCAGCCCTTTCCGGCGAGAGCTTTTGTCCCCTTCTGGACATTGATATTTTTTGGCGAGCTTCTTCTGAAAGCCTTGTTCCTCGCTGAGCTTCTGATCTCAGCCGCTTTAGCCAGCCGAACTTTTTGTTGTTTCTTGCTGATCCACGGGTCATTGCCCATGCCGCATAGATCGGCTTCTTTTCCCCTGGGTTGATTTTTACCAGAAGCTGATGCGCGACAAAATGTTCTTCTGGAGTCAGGCAAACTATGTTGCTTAAATCATCAGTGCCGCCCATGCACCTTGGAACCACATGATGCCGCTCGACATATCCGTCCAAGGACCTGGCCTTGGCTCGGTCGATCAAAGCGTTGTAGTGCATCAAGTAGTTCACTAACCACTATCTCCAGCGATTCGCCACCGCCAGCGGCGTCACCTCGGCGACCGGCCGCGCAGCCTGCGCCCTGCGGACGCCTTCAAGCGCATATCGTAACGCATCGATGCAGTGATTGTCTCGGTCCTGCAGAACAGGAAGCACGGCCCCTGTCAAGGTGTCCGTCTTGTATGAGTACAGCGACAGCTCGTCGATCACATGCTGGCAGCGCGGGTGGACAACGATGTCGTAGGACTTCAGCCACTCGATGCCTTCACTGACACTGTTCGCGCCCTTCACGGCGCCCGTGATCTTCGGGAATCCATGCTTGCGCATGTGACTGATCGTCTCGGGGCGCGAGCTGTCCGCCACCATCGGCCACTTTTCTGCCTCTGGGATCGACATGAACAGATCCGGCGTGGCCGTGATATCGCAGCCCAAAGCGTATGCCTCGTGATCCACGTACAGCGTCCTGCCGACAAGGTGGCAGCGCACCAGAACCGTCGGGTCGACGGCGAAGCCCCAGTCTGCGCCGAGCCTATGAATCGCGTCCTTCGGTGCCTCGAACTCCTCGACGCGCCAGTTGCGGAACACGCGCGCCTCTGAATTCGTCAGGTAAGCACCGCGCCAGACGTGCTGGTACTTTTCGGGATCGCGCGCCCGGTCGTACTCCATCTCGGCGCGCAGCACCTCGGGGAACCACGGATTGCTGTCGTAATTGACAGTCACCAGCCTCGTCGCAGGCGGCAGCGTCGCACCTGAGAACATCACCTCGACCGGATCTGTTGAATACTTCGGGTTCCACGTCAGCCATATCTGGCTGCCTTCCTGCCGGATCGTCGGGATCAGAGTGTCGAGGCTCGCCTGGCTGACCGTCTGCGCTTCCTCAACCCAGCAGATTTCGATCCCTTCCATCGACTTCACGCTGTCGACGTTGGTTCTCAGCCCGGCGAACAGAAACAAACTGCCATTCTTGCCGCGAATCTCGGTGTCGGTTGAGACGAAGAACTTCCCAAGCCCACAGCGCGCAATCTCGTCGTCTAGGAGACGTTTTACCGAGTCGCGGATACTCTTCTGTATCTCCCGCGCGCAAAGCACCCTGAGAGGCTTCTGTGCGGCCCTAAGCACTAGTGCGGTGGCGACCGACCTGCTCTTGCCTGAACCCCGCCCACCACGCACAGCAATGTAGCGCGCCGACTCGTCAAACAGTACCTCGGCCCAGTCAGGTAAGTTAGCTTCAGCCATTTGGCTTCACGAAGTTCACGTTGATGCCGACCTGCAGCGGCGACTCCTCATCAGCCGCCAGAGCCACCCGCTCGCCGTAGCGCTTCGGTGCCAGCTTGGACAGCAGCCATTTGCGGGTATCGACCTGCAGTCTCATCGCCTGCACCGCGCCGTTGTCAACCTTGCCGTCTGGCGTCAGAGGCGGCGGTTGGTCGGCGATCTGGAGGATCTCTCCAGCAATGAAGTCGTGAAGCTCTTCTCTAGCCCGCGCGTATTCTGCGGCTAGCTGCGGATCCTGATTCAGCCAATCATTCAAACAGCTCTGCGGCAACCCATTCTTCTTGCACGCCTTCAGCGCGCTAAGGCCGTTTCTCATATCGGCGAAAATATCTGCGCAGACTTTCTCGCGATCGTATTTTCTAGCCTTTGGTCTCATTGCCGACAATCTCAATCAATTTGTCCAGGTAATGCCTCGCTTTCTGTAGATCGTCGAGGCCGCCTTTGTCTTTGTAGCGCGCAATGTATTTTATAACATTGCCTCGCAAGAAGCCTGCGAACTCCTCGTGCGACATCCAGGCCTTCATGGCGTCCCATGGTTGCACGGATTTGGTGACGTAGTGATCGCCGCCTACTTGCATTTCTCCGCTACTCACAACTCTCCCCTACGCCGCATGCCTCGCTCCCGCTGGTGCGCCCAAACCATTTTACGCCCCAAGACTTTCTCTGCATGCATCAAGTTTTCTCGACGAGTTAGCCACTCTAAGTTTTCTGCCCTGTTGTCAGATCTGCACCCGTTGATGTGATTAACGTCCAGCTTATCTTCCATTTTCCCTGTAAATGCGGCGCAGACAAGTCTATGTACTGCCCTCATGAATCCTTTATTGTTAATGTACAAATTAACGTATGTATATCCTTCTTTAGATAATTTAGGAGAAAGTATTTTACCGCCGTAAATTCTATTTTGCGTGCCGTTCTTGAAGAGCGGGTGTGCGCGTAGCAATTTTCTAGGAACGCTTCTTATTAGCCCTGTATTGCTTGCTTCATAATATGATTCCCATCCGGGAATACATCTCCATTCTTCTTGGCAGTGAGTGCCGCTTGGTTCGCTGAAGTTAGAGTTTTCTGTTCCCACGTTCTACCTCATTCTCGTTGCTTCATCGTAACAGTTCCCTGCGCAACAGGCGGGAACTGGGAACTATCCTAAGGTATAGTTCCGTTCGTTCCCGGCCAATTGCCTTTGCCATCGGGAACAGTTCCGGAACAGTTCCCAAAAGTTCCCTTAGTTCCCGGAGACAAGCATAGCGCTAGCATGGTAATCATGCTTTACAATCCAGCCGTTCGCGAACCCCTCAATAATATCTGCATCTATTAAATCAGAGATCGGTTTGCCCTTCTGGCTGGGCTTGGCGTAGGCCTTCGCCGACTGCTCAGTTAATCCCTTCTGGCTAATAAGATATTCAATGAAAACCATTCGATCTAAATAAGGCGAACCTTTTTTAACCTCTCTGTCGCTGGCGAACCAGGCGTTCTCGAACAGCTTCCGGTGCTGGTCGATCTTTGATGTTGTCTTGTTAGTTATTGGCTTTTCTGTCGCCGCAAATACCGCGCCTTTAATTTCTTCTCCGTCATCATCAAACCACCCGAGAGCAACCTGCGTCAGCGTTCCGTAGATCTCCTCCGGCTCTTCTGCATCCTTCATCTTGGTGCATTTTACAGTGATTGCGCCGTCGTCGTTCGTGACCAGAATGGACGCATCAAGCGACGCCTTCCACGCGCTTGATCCCCTGGCTCGAGTCTTGGCCTCGGCCGCCACGCCGACGTGATGGTTAATGGCGACGCCTGCGCCAAGAGCTGATGACACAACTGCAACCTGATTCAGGAACATCCTCGTATCCCGCGCGCTGTTCTCGTCGCCGGACATGTGGTTGTTGACGGTATCAATGGCGAGGAACGCCACCTCTTCGTCTGTGGCTTCCCTGACGGCGTGCAGGATCTGTATCGCAGCGGCAGGCGAGTCGACGTCGATGGCCTTATTGGCGATCAGTAGATTGTCTAGGCGGTCCACTTGATGGTGCTTGCACCATGCGGCCACCCGCTGCCGCAGGCCATGATGGCCCTCGCCCGCGAGCAGAACGACGACGCCAGGCTTCGTCTTTAAGCCTTGCCATTGCATGCCAGCGGCCATGTGACATAGCACGTCGAGCAGCACGAACGTCTTACCGGCTCCGCTCTCGCCGTAGATCATGGTCAGGCCCTGATCGGGT